AAGTTATATTATATGAAATCTAATGGATCTATGGCTCAAATTGCACCTGGAACAAATCTCACATTATTTATGGAAGCAGTTGATTCTGATATTTATGTTAGATCTAAAGATGCTAGTAGAACCCGTAAAATTTTACAAAGTAAGTTAGCTCGTAAGAAGGAAATAAATAAAGATCTGTCTATTTTTGATACTGCTTATGAATTGTTAGTTAAGGTATTTAAGTTTAACCCTGTATTTTTTATTCTTATGGCTTTTAATTTAATAACAGCTTTTGTTGTACCTATTATTGTTAAGTGTTTTAATTGGATAACTGGTAGAAAAGTGTCAAATGATGTCATTAAATTTAGTAATAAAGTGTTTGTTCATAGTGATTGTTGTGTGAGACCCACAATGGTTTTAACGTCAATGAATGTTCCTTATGATGACATAGAAAGTCATTTCCAAGAATCTCAAATAGATCTGCTAGTAACTAATGATAATGGAAGATTTTGGAATGAACATTTATTTTTGGAAAGACTTTCATGTGTAGATGCTATAACTGTTCATGTTTATTTTAAGAAAAGTTTTACATATACAGACCACAATAAAAATTTTAGTGTTATAGGTCAAAATGATCTGAATTACCAAGTAGTTGAAATGAGTAGTGGAGATCCATTAACTTGTAAGAAGACCAAGGTTGTAGAAGCCAGTAGTGGTGATCCTATAACATGTAAAAAGAATAAAGTAGTGGAAGTTAGTAGTGGTGACCCAATAACTTGTAAGAAAACTAAAGTAGTAGAAATAAGTAGTGGAGATCCTATTACAAGTAAACAAAAGAAAATCGTAGAAGTTAGTAGTGGAGATCCTATAACAACCAAAAAGAATAAGGTAGTAGAGTCAAATGAATTGCAGGCAGAAATGTTTCGTGATGGAGACTGTATGAATCTCGTTAATGTTGTATTTGGTAGTTTATATAGAATTTTTGTTAATAATGTTCCTAAATTAAATTGTTTGTTTATTAAGGATAGGATAGCTTTAGTTCCATCTCATGTTTTGTCTGCTTTTGTAAATATGGATCAGGATGATGAGATAGTTATAGAAAACGCTTATAAGGTTAGATATTCTGTACCCTTAAGATCTATTAGAACTTTTAAGATTCACAATTTTGTAGGAAAGGAGAAAGAAGCTTGTTTGTTTTTGTTTCCCCCCCAAGTACATTGTCATAGAGATATAGTAAAGCATTTTGGAGATAGAGAGTCTAATTCTAGATTTACTAGAATAACTGCAACTTTAGCTACTTACAGAATTGTTAAGGATCAATTAACCCCCATGTTGTTAGGTAATACACAAGCCAAATTTATGGATCAAGAAATTATTGCAGAAAATGGCCCAGTTAAAGTTACTTTACGAAATGAGTGTGTTTATGAACTAAATACAATTGCTGGAGATTGTGGATCACCCTTAATAGTTAATGATAGTAATATAAGTAAGAAAATTGTAGCTACCCACCAACTTTCTGATGGATCAAAAGGTTATGGAGAATCTATTACACAACGAGATCTGATAGAAGCTTTAGCTCAAATACATATTAAGGATCAAATAACTTTAAATTTAGAAGGAGAAGAGGATGTTTTTAAAATCTCAGAACCTAAGTTAGAAATACAATCTGATGGAACTATTAAGACTGATAATATAAATATAGATAGATTTGTACCTTTAGGTGAAGTTTTTCCAGCCCCTGCTGAAAATCAGAAATGTCAAATACACCCTTCCCCAATATATGGCTATTTCCCATCCCCTACAAAACCAGCTGTTTTACGTCATAAGGATATGGATATCAAAAGAATGAATCTCAGAAAAGCAGCTATGGATACTCCTTATATAGATGAAAAACTTATTAGATCTGCAATAGAAGATTATAAACCTCTGCTTTTTGCTCATACTAAGGCTGATTTAAGGAATATTTTAACTATAGAAGAAGCAGTAGCTGGTGTTATGGGTTTTGATTATATTAAAGGAGTTAAGCGTTCGTCTTCTCCTGGTTATCCATGGATCCTTAAGAGACATGGAACACAAGGAAAGAAAGCATTTTTAGGATCTGATGAATATGAAATAACACCAGAAGTACGTATAGAAGTAGAAGATAGAATCTCAAAAGCAAAAAGAGGTATAAGGAAAACTACTCTTTGGGTTGATACTCTTAAAGATGAAAGAAGACCAAAAGAGAAAGTAGATGCTTGTAAAACTCGAGTTTTTGCTAATGGACCAATGGACTTTACTATAGCTTTTAGAATGTACTTTATGTCTTTTATGTCACATATTATGGAAAATAGGATTAGTAATGAACAAAGTCTTGGAACAAACGTTTATAACGTGGATTGGAATAGAACAGCACAAAAATTGCTCAAATTCGGTGATTCTGTTGTAGCAGGTGATTTTTCAACTTTTGATGGAACTTTAAATTCATGT